AGTATTGCCATTATCCCAGATGAACGGATCGGCAACATCTCCGAGCGCGTCTGTTGCAACAGCAATAACTGCATCCTTTGTGCATGTTGCCCACTGTGCCCAGGTATTGCCGCCGTCATTCGATTTGTAAACGGAAGCGCCCGCCCACTGCGAGAGATAGCCAAGCGATGCAACATACATACCCGCTTCATTATTCGTGCTCTGAAGTAAAGGCCCGTCAATAAGAACAAGCTGAGTGGGGCCAGCATAAGAAATATCTTGTGGGCGGCTGGGCATCTCTACACCTTCGGCATTTGATACATATGCGCTCGCATCCTGATTGACTGCTGTTGCAGCAAGCATACCGCCAGAATATGCAATATCAGATATACGAACAGTATGAACAAAATCACCCTCATTTATTATTACAACATCTGCCGGATCGATATATGAATAGTCACGCGGTATCTGGAATTGATGCCCGGTGCGTTCTGCCCACGCCGACGCAAGATGCTTCTCTGCTATCTGTTTCGCTTCGTCTTTATCGAGCGCGATTGGAAGTTGCAAAGTCATAATCTCTTTACTGTTTGTTACGATTCTCGAAGCGCCTTGTGCGCCCGCTTCGTAGTTAGTTTCGGCATCGCAATAAATAACTTCGATTCGGCGCGGCAGTTCAAGCTCCTGCATTCTTGTAGTGATAAGTTCTTGCGGTCGTTCGTCTCCTGCCGTGTGAGCTGCAAGATCGGTTTCTGGAATATCGACGACGAACGAGCCGCCACGTTTCGGAAACTTTATCTGACCGTCACTCTCGACAGCATCAAAGAAGTATGAATCCATGAGCGGTTGAATTGCATCCCTCGCGCTCATACGATCATTCACAACAAAACCTTTCACCATATCTGTCAATTCTGATACGTCAAGGTCGGCTGATTCATCGAGTCCAACTTCTGAGCATACCTCGCTTACAATCTCATAGAGCGGAACGCCGGGAGAAAGACCGCGATCCAGAAGTACCTTGCAGAAATCAAATTCATCGCCGAGACACGCGGCAATCACACTATGGGTTAATTGATCGTACATTGAGCCGCCATTCCAGTTTCCTGGTGCCGGGACAATCGACCATGTTTTGTCTATCGTTCGAGACACAAGATCAATCCTGTTTATCTGGTTGCCTGAATAAGTGTATATAAGCGTCCCATTTATTGCCCCCCGCTGCCATGCTGATTTTGCCCATGCACTTACGCCTTCGCTTGCAATTGTTCCCAACAAGCTCATATCATCGGCATCATAGAAGCACACTTTCCCTGTGCTTGTATTGCCGACTAGCACTTGGTTTGTGTCATAATCGAAAAGTATTTCGTTGCCCTGAGCAATCGAGGCACTTATATCGTAAGTTGTGGTTGTGGATGAACCATCAGCAGAAGGGTCAATTTTCATTACTTTGGTATATGCGTTCGAACCAAGCCAGTGTTTGCATACCGTCCATATAATTCCGTTTTCATGGTCAAGCGACATGCCGAGAAATTGAACGTCTGCTGGCGGTGAAACTGTTCCGGCAATAGCTACCCCAACACTAAAGAGATCACGATGCGTAAAATAAAGAGACAATCCGCCGCTTGCGATTACTACTACATATGGATACCGAGACTTTTTGAATACTCGCAAGCGATACGGACTATCAAATTCATCATCAGAAACCGGCCCCTCTGCAATATGTTCTACTCCTAATTTGCAGAGATATGATTTGCTCGCGCTCGCGCTATATTTTGTCGTGTAAATCCAGCGCCGTTCGTCAACATCAAAATCGCCCGTATCTGGAATCTCAGGGGTGCCGCCTGTTCTCAGATACTCTTCATGCACTACAACTTTATTAGTTAGCGTATTGACTTTATCCCATCGCCCTGATTGCTCAATAATGAAATGGATGTTATCCGGGCACATGACTATATTATCGGTACCGAAAAGTCCCGCATTAATATCGTCGAGTTCAACGAACGAAGATGATTCCGTTACCTGACTCAGTACTTCAAAGCTGAGATTAGGCATTGCGTTACCGAATTTCTCAAGCGGTAAATCATCGAATACTACATAAGCAAGCCCACGATATGCCGGGACATTCCCTTCGCCCTCAACCCCTTCAATAATCGGAGACGGCAACTGTGTTTCTGTCCCTAAATATACTCTGAAATTCAAGCCTGGGATTTGTACGACTTTATCGTTAGAAGTCTGAGCATTAAAAATAAGATCGCCATTCGCCCAGATTCTAAGCACTGCCTGGATCGGCCCTTCGCAAAGCCCAACGGCGAACGATTGGAAGTAGGAATAAGAAACTTGCACCTGAGTTGTCCCGCAACCACCCTCTTCTTCTTCGCGCCTTACTTCTCTAGTATCAGAAGCCCAGATAACATTCCCCGAAATTCGCATACCACCCCAGAGCTTATAAATTGCGGTTCCATAGGTAGATATTTGCACATTAAGATCATCGAGGCGCGGCCCCTCGTGAATCTCGCGACGGTTGAATTTTCTATCTAAATACTTGCCAACAATGCCGCCTGCCACTGCACCTACTACGCCCCATACCCCGGGCAAATATCCACCAGCGACGGCTAGTGCTAAAGTTGCCACGGCTCGACCCCTTTGATTCTATAATAGGCAACAATACGCCCGCGACCTTTGAGAATATCAAGTGCTTGCTCTTTCACACAGCCCGCCATTCTATCTGCATGAATAATCCCTTTATCTGAGAGAATACCGAAGTGCGTAGAGTATCCTGCAAAGTGCATCAAAGCAACATCCCCCGGCCCGGCTTCTTCTTGCGTGATTCTGTCTGCATATTCCCTTATTGTTCGGTAGACAAATGCCGTTTTCGGTTGCTGCTCGTAGTTTTGATAATCAGACGGAAGCCCAACGTATTTATTGAATACGAGATAGAGAAGCCCGACGCAATCGACGCCCTGGCGCGTTCGCCCGCGATGAATGAAGCGCGTTCCGATATAGGAGCGGGCTTCATCGACAATCTGAGTTCTCTTGTCTACCATGAGTTTATTTTCGTTGTTTTGTCCCATCCAGGAACGTGCGGCTCGCCTCTGAAATTTACAGCATTATCGAATGTATCTCGGCATGTCGGAAAATCTTTCTTACATCCCCAGTATGCGGTAAATTCATCGCCAGTATCAATCGCATACGGCATTGCCTCAAAGAGTGTAAACGTGCCGGTTGCAACATCAAACTCTTTCACTTCGACTTCATACGTGATATTCTCGCAGGCACTCGGCCCCGTCCATACGAGCTTTCCATGCGTGAAAACATCCGTAGTAATCGCGCTTGGAATATTCGCGTCAATAAATTCGAGACGGTCATCTGAAACGCTCGTTACCGTTCCTTCGTAACGATAAGTGCCCGCCGAATCATCGAGATCGACTGTGCAACGTGCGTCTCCTAATTCAGCACGACACTCCGGCCCGTATGTCTCGCATAGTTGTTGCTGTAAATGTTGCGACCGGCTTCTGATTTCAGATTGGAAAGCATTGTCTCGTATCTCGACTTCCCCGATTGTCCATTCTTGCGCCAGATATAGAACACCCATCGAAGTATCCTCATAATTGATTATAAATATATCTACCGAAGCATAATCGAATAGCTTTGCGATAATATCAGCTTCGGAGATTTTGTCAGATTCGAGAAACGCTACTACATCCATATTATCTACCGACAAATCTTTATTCTGAGAAAGCGCCGTCGGTATCATCCCGGAAGTTGACTCATAAGTATCGCCGCTATAGGGTATATCAACATCATGATCAGTGAAGAAAAACTCTTCGCCGTCTGTGCGCGTAACTCGCCAGCACGTCGCAAGCGTAGTATGTTCGCCCGCCATGTGTGCTTTTAATTCTGCCGATATTGTTTTGCTCATACTCGTATCTCTAAAATAGGAACGTCTGCCGAACGCACAAGATAGCTTTCAAGATTCATCGGTAAAAAGTCAGTGTCAAAACGTACCGGAATATCAAACTCAAAATCGGCGGTTATTACCTGCCCCGATGTTGGGGGCGTATCGAAAGTAACAAGCCCTGTCGTAGTGTCGATTGATACTTCGGATGATTGCGCGACGCTATCGACATATATAGTTGTCTCTCCTGAAACCGGCTTTGTGATTTTACGGGTAAAAGTCTCTCCACCAGAAGTATAGATTTTAACAAGTTGGAAATCATCTGTTGTGCCGTCGCCCGTTCCTAGTTCCATCCCAACGGCGGTATAATCATCGTGGTTTTTGAAACGGAATCCTATCGAGCGCCCGCGCCGTGCATAGAAAAACTCAATCAGCGATACAAGATCGGCCTGCTCTTTCACACCATAAGCCACATTCCAGCGCTCTCGCGGATACGTCCAGTTCTGATTGCGTTTCTCGAAACCACTTCCGAGTTCGATTACTTCCGTTGAAAACTCCGGCCCACCACTAGAGCGATAACTTATATCAGTGGGAAACTGTACTTCGTGAAAGCTCATTACATGTTTCTCCTTGCTCGTTGCGCCGCTACTGCCGCCTGAGTCATTATCTGTGATTGTGACGCTTTGAACGATTTCACATCGGGCGTATTTATATGCTGGTTAATTATCACGTCACCGCCGCCAGCACCGCCGATGCTGTTTATAAAGTTCGGATCACTCAGTTTCGAGAGCGGAATAACCGCCTCTGGCACTTCCCCTATCTGTGCAATCTCAGGACGCATGACGATTGCCCCGGCAGCATGCCTATTATACTTTTTCGTTATATCAAGCCCACCGGCAATCGAACCATAGAGAGAGCCACTGCCAGTACTTGCACCACCAGACAGCCCGCCAACAAATCCACCAAGAAGAGACGCGCCGATTCCGCCGAAGGAAAGCGCAGGAGCTTTGTTTGTTTTTAAGATTTTTAAATATTGTAAAATAGACTCTCCTATTTCTGTTGCCATATCTGCCAGCATCTCAGAGATTTTTCTAAAAAACATATCCTGAAGCCATATTCTAAGCCCTTCCCAGTCTTTTTTGAATGCCGCGAAAAACACATCTGCAAATATTTGTCTCATATCTATTGATAAACTTTTCGCCCAGTTTCTGAGCCAATCTCCTTGCCCTTCGAAAAGCTCACGTTGTTTCATCGCTAAATCATGTTTTGCTAGTTGCTCATACATATTCTTAAACTCGCCCGAATACCCTACCATGTCTTTCAGTTCAAGTCTTATCTGCTCTTTTCGTTTCGCTCTGTATTTCTCCCAAACATCAATCATCGCCTTAGAACTTAGATTCGCATTGGAAAGTAACGATTCATAGAAAGACGTTTCTTTGTCGAGGCGAGAACGATAGGCGGAATCGTCAATCGGCGCTTTGAAAAGCCCTCTCCATTTCTCCCACATTTCTCTTTCGTATTGATCGGTAATATCTTTTGTCATCACCGCATTGCCCTTGAAATCATTAAGAGTTAGGTCGAGTTGCGCTTTTCTTGCTGCGCGGTATTTATTCCAGATAGAAATAAGTTCATCCCGCGCCACGCCGTTCTGGCTAAGCATTTGGTCGTAAAGTTTTACCTGTACACTTAAAGACTTTCTAAGCGCGGTATTGTCGCCAGCAATCGCAGTGGTTCCGGTTCCCGCATATGTTCCTTCTCTGCCGGTGCCAGCGGCTTTTGGCTTTAGAATATCTAGCATTCCGCTTTTCTGCCATTTCTCAACATCTTTAGCAAACAAGACCAGCGCGCCACCAGCTTCTTCGGGAAATTCACCATACAGTTCAGGAATAACTCCCTGGGTTGCAGTAAGCATCCGCTTTAAACTTTCTACTTCTCTATATAAATCAGCTACTGAGGTTTTTGCATTTACAACCGATTCCCACCATTCGGAAAACCAATTACTTTCAGGTAGTCGCATTGTGCTCATTCGGAATAAATCCATTGCTATTCCGCCGACCGCCTTGCCAGTATCAATAGTCCCTAATTTTATGGCTTGTCTCCATCGCTCTGCCGTTGCTATACTGCTTACCATAGCAATATTCATTTTTATAGCCATTGTATTAGCTTCGGTGCCGATTCCCATAAGGTCATCCATCATCGGCTTGAAAAAATGCCTATGTATTAAATCGAAAGTGTTATTGAAAGCAAGGGCAATAGCATTGATTCCACCAGACTCTGCAAATCTATCGAGGAAATCATAGAACTCTCGTAGATCTTTTTTAACAGTATCGAATATGCCGCCAGCAGATACTTCCGACTTTACCCGCACGACCCAATTTTTAATCAGTGACCAAGTGCCAGATAGAGATTTTGAAAACTCTTTTACACTACCACCATAACTATCGCGCATAATCTCAAGGATAGCCTTGCCAACTTCCCGCTGCCCTTGAATTGTCTTTGTGTTTATCTTATGGCCAATCTTTGAAACAATATCTGCCTCTGTGATCCCAAGTTGCCTAAGCCCGCTTATGTTCCCTGCCATCCCCTGAGTAACAGAGCTTGCGACTGATTTTATATCTTTTTCTAGCGTGTATGCAGCATCGCCAATCGTATCAATCGTGTTCTCTGTGATAAATCCAAACTTCTCCATAATAATGGATGCTTCAACAATATCGGGTGTCTTAAATGCAACTCCAACATCTGATTGTTCTATCCACCTAAGAAGCGACTTCGCCTGCTCTCCATCTTTTAGTACTGTTTTGAGTTTAATTTCGTATTGCTCAAGCTCAGAGCCGGTTTTAATAATAGCCAATGTAGCAGCGCCAGCGGCAGCGACGGCAGCGGAGACAATAGAAGCCGCAGTCACCCCCAGTACAGCAGTTATCTGACCAGCCATCGGAAGCATGCGCTTCATTGAGCCAGAAACGCTCTTTTCGAGCGATGCAAGTTTTCTTTTTGCCTCTGCGTGGCCCTTGTCTAGCCCTCTTGTATCGAGGCCGAGAAACGCTCGAAGCGTTCCTAGATTAAGTGCTCCGCCTCCGCTTAATCCATCCATTATTTACGCTTCCTCTCGATTACTTTTATCTTTGGATTCTTTTTCGCCCGTGCGATAAAGCATTCCATCATGAACTTTTGATCCTCCATAGATTGCTTCTTGACTGGCACTGCTTTCATTTCTTCTGGTTCATCTGGCATAAAATCGTCCGACTTGGTTATCGGCGCACTTCGAGACATTCTATGAGAATTTGCCGTTACCATTGCCAGCATTGCAAACTTTCTCCATTCGGCTTTGAACCCCCACGGTTCAAGAGAATAAAATGCGTACCAATCATTAATCTGCCTACTTGACAGGTTTAGGTAATCCGGGTGCTCAACACCCAAGGCCAGCGCTAACCTAAATTGGAATCTTCGCCCTGGCCTTCGGATAAGTTTTTTCGGGAATCCTCAACGTCTTTTTCCTCCAAAGCAGAGACACGCTTTGCCGCGTCAAGTATTCTTTGTATCGCCCCAAGAGATTTATCTTTCAGTTGCTCATAATCACCGGTGGCAAAGAATTTATCCCCATTTTCCTGAACACAAGATAGCTCTATAATCAAACGGACAAACTCATTTGGGATTAATTCGCCATGTTCGTCCTTTGCGCCTTCGTCAAGCGTGTCGCGCTCGCGCAATGTAAGTTCTTGCACGATAATAGCGCCCGGATTACCATCAACCGGCCATTCAGGTATCTCTACTGTTTCCCGTTTCAAATCTTTTGCAGCGAATATTTGATCTTTGGTTAAGATCGTCATTGTATTTCCTTTCTAGGAATCGACGGTGATCTGCCCGCTTACCTTAATAGTAACGTCGAGCGTGATCTTGTCTGTCGGAGTTATCGAAAGCGGGATACTCTGAACGAATCCAGCGAACGTAATCGTCGTCTCACCGGTATCAGCAAACTTTGTCTGATAGTTCACAGCATCATCACTTTCAAAATCGTTCAGCATGTCGATGTACCCATCACGGGTAAAGTTCATGTTGAGTGTTACGTTTTCCCCATCTCTAAAGCTGGGTATATATTCTTTATATCCGCCAGTTGAGTCGAGATCAGTAACATCAATCATATCCCTCGACATGCCAGGCCCGGATATGGAATTAATTTCAGCGATTGCGGTAAATGCTTCCGAAGAAGCTCCGTCACCGCGAAGAAATGTAGTCCCAACGCCGGACATCGCAGCAGTGCTCATTCACACCTCCTAAGCAGTTGTTCGATGCAAGCGAAAGTTCACCGTAAAAAGTGGCCTTCGGTTGTCATCATAAGCAATAAAATTCACATCACCCATGCACCATATCCCAACGTATCGAGCGCCATTTACTTCATAATCATACGTTGCGATAAGGCTATCTCGAATCGCTTGCGCGAGTTCGTGACCTTCTCTATAACCACTTTTTGCGCCTCGCACGAGCACTTGCACATGCGGGCGCTCATAGGTATAATTCATTTCAGGGTCTTCGCCGCCAGTATCGAACACGCTCACGCACACAGAATTAACAGGCGCGTCAACAGGAATCTCACTCACGAATAAATTGGTCGCAAACGTGAGTGTGAGAGACGATTCGGCTTCGAGAATATCTTTTATGTCCTCAGATGGAGCGTTCATACTATCCTTTGTATTTTTGAGTGCTTGCGTAATAGATCGAGAATAACCGCGTGATTCTCAGAGATTGCACGTTCAAGAAACTTCCATCCTGTTCCGGCTTTCGAATAATTGAGCGGCTTTCCTGTTCGCCAGCTTACATTTATTTCATGCACGATTGCTGCGTATTCAGCCGTATACCAGATCGCTCCAATCGGCCCGTTAGGCTGATTCAATACTTTTGTATGAACAGACCCGGCGAGGTTCCCGGTTTTCCACGGCACCTTTTCTGTTGAAGCATGCCTGACAAACGAAAGCGCCGATGCCATGCCGGTAGCAGAACGACCCTTCATGTTTGCGATCTCGCGCGTGAGATTTGCATTTACTTTCACAAGCCCACTCAAGAATCCCTTTGCCATTACAAATAAACCTTTCGCATGAATCCTTCCGCTTTTTTGTCGGGCGATTTATTGAACCCCCGTATCTCGAACGCGTTCTCTACTGTTTGCGGATCGGCTTCTTCGCCGCTCGATAGATCGTCGAGATCTCCCAAGAATAAATAACCGCCAACGACAACATCTTCCGAGACGTAAACTATCGCGCTTGACTGTTGCTCTTGACCAGACGGGTCTATGAAAAGCTCTTTTCGCTCTTCCCATCGGCAATCGACCTCCGCTGGTTCGTCGAATGTACGCCCGCCGTACCCATCGTTTGTTGGGTTTGCCCAGTAAACGGCGGTCTGATTTAGCGTACTTGTAAATCGTTTTGATCTGCTTGTCATGCCAGCGCCTTTATTGACATCGAACCTTTAGAGCTTGAAATCTGAGCAAGTACGCCGTGATGCTCAAGCATCATTACTTGTTGCCCGTATGGCGTAAAATTAAGGCCAAGACCTGACTTGCCGTGATACTTCCAGTTGCCGTCCCCTGTTTTCTCCGCCTGAATCTGCGGGTCGCGTGCAGCCGATAAGAAGTGCGCAGCAAGCCAGCATTCAATATCCGCGAGAAGATCGGCACCGTATTCTTCATTTGTGAGAACGTCTGTAACGAGCCGATTAGCCATGCGAAGAAATGGCGTCACTTGCTCGTTCGTTAAAGCAGTATCAATTATCTTTTTCACTTCTTCTTCGGTTGATCTGGTTGCCATGACTACCCTCCGGTATTGCTAAATAGAAACTTGCCGTTACGCCATACGATAGGAGCGACAAAATCCTGTATCTTGTTTTCATCCCATTCGAGACCGAGCCAATCAATCATCTCTTGTAATTCTCTAAGATCGCCATTTATCATGTGCTGCGGCCATATCTGAAATATGTTCAGTCGCTCGTCAATCATTTCCTGAATGCGTTTCTTGTATTTTGATATCCAGTATTGCCAGCCACCTTCGTCGTTGTATTTGAACATGTAGCTGGTCTTTAGGCATGCCTCAACAATGTCTTCATCTTTTCTGCGGATAAGTACCCACTTTGCGTCTGGAAATGCAGCATTCCAAACCGGCCAGATAAGGGAATGCTTCGTGCTTGCAAGATAGAACGGCCCGCTTTCGTATCCATTCTCTTCTATAATTCTGAACGTTCGACGCCGCCATGCTTCTCCGAGTTCTTTTGCAATCGAATTGCACTTGCTGATATTTGGGAGCGGGCGTTGCCCGCGCCTGTCAGCTTTTATCCCTTCAAGAAATGGATTCAAGATATTGTCTCGGATGCCCTTGTTTTCTCCATACGCACTTGCATCGTAGCTATTGAGCTTACCCTTTGTGCCTCCCCATGCGCCGCATACATCTATTACACCGGCAATCATAGAGACACCTGAACGGCACGGGCCTGTAATTATGATTGCATCGCTATTCATCTATCGGCCCACCTAACTTTTCGCGCTCAATATCACCGTCATCATATTCGACGTACATTTCCTCGACCATAATGCCGTCCTCATAGACACGAAACTCATGCCAATATCCGGGAGCTATTATCAACATATCGCCGGGTTCGAGAATACGTTCAGTGACAATGAATTGCCCACTTGGAGTCTCCCCCGGTTCCCTGTGTGCGATCCCGACCTTCCCAGTTATTACAGCGAATAGATTGTATTTCTCCTGGTGCCGATGCCAGGAGCAGCGATAACCGGCTTTCAGTTTTAAGATATTCGTCGTATGCACAGAGTCCTCTCGGATTAGCCATCGTTCGCCCCATACTTTTTCTTCGATTCTCATACTGCCACCTTTTCTGTTGAATGAAATAGTTCCGGCGAGACAAAATCTTTTACTATAGATTCGTCCCATTCAAGACCTACATGCTCGATTGCTTCTTTCAATCTTTCATAATCACCCTTCACAATGTCATCGCTTTTAACCCACGAAATATCCAATCCTGCGTCTGCCATTTCAGCGCATCGCTTCGCGTGCTCCGCATACCAGATAGCCCATCCGACTTTATCTCGATATGCTTTCATAAACGGAACACGCAAGCAGGATTCGATAACACTAGACGGCTTTCTATAAACCATGACCCATTTAGCGGATGGGAAAGCAGCTCGCCATACCGGCCACATCATGCACGCCTTCGGGCATTTATAAAACCATGCGCCTTCTTTATATCCTTGCTTGCGCAGTACTTTCATAACGCTTCTATTCCATTCAGCGCCGATAGTCTCTGCACTCATACGAAGCGTTCTCATATCAGGGAACGAGCGTTGCGCAAGTCTATCTGCTCCGACCGATTCAAGATACGGCTTTACGAGCTTGTTTCGTATTTCAAGATTCTCGAACATGCCTTTTTTATTCCA